ATGTCTGCCATGAAGAACACCCTCACCGCCCTCGCCGAGTCGATCGAGCGCGAGCTCGACTGCAACTTCGAGCCCGCCATGCAGCTCGTCCTGGACGAGAGCGAGACGGGAACGCCCATGGTCGACATCTTCGACACCATCGTCGACCGCGGTCTCCATGCCCGTCGCCCCGTCTGACCGCGAGTCCCACTAGACGGGCTTGTACACCCTGAGCGCCTCTCGTTAACTTCGCTCCCACATGGAACTGGAACGGAGCCAACGATGATCGCCCTCTACGCCCAGCACCTCTCAGCCGCAGGACGCGCGACTGGGACCATTCGCCTCAGGATCACCCACCTCGAGCAGCTGCAGCGCCGCCACCCCGACCTCGCACAGGTCACGACGACCGACCTCGAGCGGATGCTCGCGAGCATGCGCGAGACCCACCAGGCCGAGACGCGCCACTCTCTCCGCTCGTCCCTGAGGTCCTTCTACCGGTGGGCATTCCGCTGCGGTCTCGTCGACCACGACCCCGCTGCTGACCTCCAGCCCATTGCGATCCCCATCCGAGTGCCACGCATCGCACCCGACGACGTCCTCCAGCACGCGCTCATCACAGCCGACGAGCATGAGACTGCGATGATCATGCTCGCCCGCTTCGGATGCCTCCGCCTCACCGAACTCACCACCCTCCACACTCGCCACCGCATGCACGACTGCCTGCGCATCATCGGCAAGGGCGACAAGGAACGCCTGGTCTACATCAACGACGAGCTGCTCCACGCGCTCCTCGTCCTCGAACGCATTCAGGGCCGCGGCTACTACTTCCCCGGCCGCTTCGGTGGGCACATGCACACCGCCAGCGTGAACAAGATCATTACGAGGAAGACCGGCTGCAACCCCCACTCGCTCCGCCACGCCGGCGCCACTGCCGCGTACCTCGCCACGCGAGACCTCCGCAGCGTGCAGCTGATGCTCGGACACTCGAGCATGGCCACGACTCAGCGGTACCTCCACCCTGGTGTCGAGGGCCTACGCGCAGCCGCTCAGGGCACGTCGTTCACCGCGACGATCTCGGAGTTCCCGTCGACGACGATCGCGCGACCCCATGCTGCGTGACCTGTGGAGAGCCCGACCGTTGACCGCCGAGGCTAGGTCAGGATCGCTTCGTGGAGTCTGATCCTCTGTCTGACGCGGTTGACCCGAACTGCCCCGCGTGCCTTGAGCCGATGGTGCTCGTGGTCGGCGGGTGGTGGTGTGCCGAGTGTCGGGAAGCCGTGCGATTGAGTGACCTATTGAGTCGAGATTCTTCCCCTCCTGACTTGCGCTAGCGCTAGTCCTTTGATAGTCTTTGATTGTCAGAGAGAAAGGAGGCAAGCACAATGGATAAGGATCTCAAGAAGATCATCAAGGCCCTGGAAGCACAGGGCTTCGAGGTGACCGTCACCCGCAAGCAGCACATCGCTGTCAGCAAGGACGGCCGGTTCGTGGTGATGTTCGCGGGAACCGCTAGCGACTGGCGCTCGATGCGTAACGGCATCGCCGCCGCCAGGCGTGCGGGATTCCAGTGGCCGCCTAGGTAGCCACGAAGGGCCCGGGGGCAGAGAAAGTGCCCCCGGGCCCGGGAGATCCATCCTCACACATCCGCCGCTCTCTGACACGGCGCCCGCCGGCGCACCACGCCGGCGGGCGCACCACCATCCAGGAGGACCCCATGACGCACTACAACATCGAGATCAACTACACGATCCGCGCAGACCAGGCCCCGGCCGCGAAGCTCGACGAGCTCGTCAGCAGCCTCGACGGATTCCACCCCGCCGTCAGCTTCACCCCCCGAGGCTGGCTGAGCATCCTGCTCACCATGCCCGCCGAGGGTACTGAGCAGGCCGTGCGCGCCGCCTGCGCGCTCACCGCGGCACCCGTCGCGCACATCGACCCCGCCGCGACCGTCGTCCGGGTCGAGGCCATGACGGAGGCCGAGTTCGACGCACGCCAGGGATTCGTGCACGTGCCCGACCTCATGAGCCTCCCTGAGGCGGCCGCCGCTCTGGGCGTCAGCGCGCAGCGCGCCCGGCAGATGGTCGACGAGGGCAAGTTCGCCACCGCGCGACGGGTCGGCGAGCGCGTCTGGGTCGTCGCACGCAGCGAGGTCGAGGCTCGCGCCTCCAACCGCTAGCATCGGCTCTGCAGCGGCCGGGCTGCTCCCCACCCACGAGGAGCATCATGGCCGCTTGGCACCCCATCCTCGCCGCTCACGAGTACGCCGCCGGCGAATGGATCATGGTCGACCCCTCCGCTAAGCCGTACGCAGTCGTGCGTGCGCTCGAGGTCGCCGGCGAGCGCGGCTACCGTGCCGTGACCTGGGCTGAGCGCTCCGAGGATCGGCGCCTGCTCGGGTATCGCACTACTCTCCGCTCAGCGTGCGAGCTTGCGCACCGCGCGTACCTGGCCGGCCACGGGCCGGGCGACTTCGCCGGGTACCCCGAGCACGACAGAACGCCCCCGGCTGCTCCGACCCTTGAGGGTGGAGCGCCGGGGGCGCGGTCGTGAGGTGCTGCTACAGGCTGGTGATGCGGGAAGGTTCGCCTGAAGCGGTGCCGGCGTCGATGAGTGGCTTGGTGCGCCACTGCACTCCGATCTCGGTCGCGAGGGCCTGCAGGGCTGCCAGAGCGACGATGACGAGGGCCTGCCAGCTGAACCCCAGCACGAGGGGAATGATGAGCGTGGCGATCGCCGCGAGGATTGCGCAGCCGGTCTTGAGCAGACCCGCCCAACGTCCCTCGACGAGACGCACACCGAAGGTGCCTCCGACGCCGGCAGTGAGGGCGATGAGCTGCCCTCCCTCGGTGACGTCGACGATACCGTCGGCGAGCGCCGTCTGGAGTGCGCCGAGCAGGATGATGATGGCCGGCAGGATCGCGGCCGCGTATTGGCGGAGCATGTGACCTCCTCAGGTCGATTGGTTGGAGAGGTGTTGCAGGAGCAGTTGCTGGCTCTGAGCCGCTGTCCGTTTCGCTTCCCGTGCGGTGCGTGCCGCGCTGTCGACCTTTCGTTCGACACGGCTGACGGACGCGTCGAGTCGTTGGACGGCGTCCTTGACGGTGGTGCCGCCGTTGTTCTCGAGCTGGCCCTTGATGTAGGAGATGTCCTCGGCGAGGGTGAGGAACTGGTCGACGGCTCGGACGGCCCTTTGGGCCCACTTGAGTGCGGCCTTGAGTTTCTGCCAGCCGCGGCCGCGGATCCAGAGGACGAGTGCGGCGATTGCGAGGATGGTCCAGAGCAGGGGTGCGAGCCAGGGTGAGGCTTCCTGGATGCCCTGCCACGCCCACTGAATCAGTTGTCCCCATGTACTCACGTCGTCGAGGGTGAGCGGTTCGGTCATGGTGTTGCCCCCTCCCGAGGCGGGTGGGGTCAGAGCGCGCTCTTGAAGGCCTGCACGGTGTCGCCGGGAACCTCGCCGATCTTGGCGAGCACCTCGCTCATGTCGGCGCCGGCCTGCACTTCGGCTTCCGGGACGGCGGCAAGCCACAGGTCTCGCAGCTGACGATAGGCGGCCTGGATGTCGATGTAGCCGCCCTCTTCGTCCCGCTCGACACGGTTCGAGCCGATGCCCTTGGCGAACATGCGCATCCACGCCTTGCCGCGGCGCTTGTTCGTGGTGACGATGTAGCCGTGCTGCTTCTCGTCATTGCCGACGAGCCACGGTGCGCCGATCATCCACTCCTTGCCGTCGGAGCGCTCGAATGCGGTGGGCTTCTGCAGGTCCATGTCGTCCTCTTCCTGGTCGTCGACGATGATGAGTGCGCCCTCGCCGGCGAACGAGTGCTCGCCGGGATAGGGCAGGGTGATGTACGGGGCGGGATTCACGCGGCGCCAGACACCGTTCACCAGGACGTAGACGTCCAGGTGGAGGTGCACCATCCACGAGCTCGTCGACGAACCGGTGGCGCCCATGACGCCGAGGAACCGGCCCACCTGCACGCGATCGCCGCGGTTCACCGCGATCGACTTCAAGTGGATGAGGCGCACCCGCAGCGTCGGAGTGACCTGGATGAGGATGTAGTTGCCGGCGACAGCGCTCCAGCCGGCCTCGATCACGACACCGTTGGCGGGCGAGGAGACGCGGCGACTCTTGATCGGATGGAGGAGGAGCCAGCCCCAGTCGATGCCGTTGTGGAAGTTGCGGCTGCGGCCCGAACCGCGCCACCCGTAGGGCGACGTCACCGGGCCCATCACAGGCTTGGCGAGCATGCGGGACACTCCGTTTCTGTAGGAATCAGGGCTGCTCAGTTGCGGGCTCGATGACTTGCCCGCACGGCCCGCACACGATCTCGTTGCCGTTGTCGGCGAACTCGATCGAGACGCCGAAGTTCACGCAGCCCTCGGTGTCGCACTGCACGAATCGGCCACCGACTGTTCCGATGAGCTCTCTCGTGAAGGGGTCGTATACCGGCCAGGTGCTCATCCGGCGGCGCTCCCTGAAGTCATCTGCTTGGCCTCCCAGTAGAAGGCGCGATCGCCCGCGGTGGCGCCCGAGAAGTTGTCCAACCGGATGTCGAACGCGGAGGTCGACACCGCCGTGACCGCGATCTGGTTTCGAGCCGACGAGAAGACTGTGGCCGTCACAATAGGAGGCTGTGTGAAACGTCCCGCGGGCAGCGCGATGCTGATCGTCACGCCCGCACCGTTGCTGATGTTCGATCCGTTGTAGTAGTAGCCCGCGGCGACCCGATAGGGCAGTGGCGTCGAGTCGAGGGTCGCCTGCACCGACGCGATCGCCGCGTCGACCACGGCCTTGAGACCTGCCGCAGTTACAGCGCGCTCCGTGTCGGTCCCGCTTTCCGCCTCCTCTACGGTCGCGAGCTCGACAGCACCCCGCACGGTCGTTTCTGCGTTCGGCAGCGTGAAGCCGTCGCCGCCGGAGCGGCCGACGATCACGTAGAGGCTGTCAACGCGGTCGACGATCACCATCTCGTCGAGGGAGACGTAGTCCAGATCCACGGCGGACGGTGGCGTGTAGGGCAGGGGTGAGGTGTCGCCGTTCAGTTGCACCCTCACCGGGTCAACCTGCGTCACTTGCGCCCACCTCACAGTGACACCACCTCCTGCAGCTTCAGCGACATCAGCCCGTCGAACGTGAGCGGAATCGTGACCGACCGCACCGTGTGGCGCGCATCCACGCCCGCCGGCGCGTTGGCGAAGATCATCGCGTCGAGCAGCTCGATCGGAACCGGCAGGCACTCAACATCCACCGAGGCCTGCACCGACGACTGCGCGATCAGGGATCGCCGCGCCGCGGCCTCCAGGAACGCCTCCGCGGCCGCCGTCGGATCCCCCTCCGCCGAGAAGTCCGGCAGGTCCACCACGAGCGGCCCGGACTCCGGCGCGATCCACCGGTTCCCCCGTGCCTGGTACGAATAGGGCGAGTCGGGATTCTCGTTCGTGGCCACGCCCCGCAGAGCTGGCGCGCCTCCGGTGCCCGACGAGATCGCGATCACCTTGTTCGGCACCTTGTAGTTCACCCGGTCACGCGTCCACTCCGGCGAGTAGATCGACTCCTGCCCATCGCGCAGCTCGCGCTGCAGCGGCTGCCCGTCTTCCCCGTTGAGGATCGAGTACCGGGTCGAACGGTCAGCCGGTTCGACGTACGGCGTGGCACGGAAGTTCCCGAGCCCGTCGACGCGGAGTGCGAAGTAGCCGAGCGAGCGCGTGAGCAGCTCGTTGACGATCTTCAGCTTCGAGGTCCCCGCCTCCCACGTCGCCGGCGACGACAGCGTGGTCGTGTCGGAGCCGTCGAAGGATATCGTTTCCCCGGCCGAAGCGATCAGGTCCGCGACGATCTGCAGGACAGGCTCCCCAGTGCCCGCCGTGAACGACTCCTCGATCGCGTCCTGCTCGAGCACGGTCGACTTGTCGTGCATGACGACGTCCAGGGTCCGGCCCGTGCCCGACCACTGCTCGGGCGAGGCGCTCAGGAGGTAGACGCCCAGCGGGGTCTCCGGCAGGCCCTCGATGACTCGCACCGGCCGGATGCGGGCGGTCAGCAGGTTGACGCCGGCGATCGCCGTCGACCCGTCCTTCGCGACGGAGACGTCGGTCACGGACAGCGTTCCCGACTTCTTCACCGACGCTCCAGCCTCCCACTTCAGCCGGCCCGAGGTCGGGTCGACGCCGTCGAGGAACCCTGCGAGCGAGTCGACGCCCGTCGACGGATCGTGGGAGAGCAGCTCGTACCGGAAGGAAGTCTTCCGGGACCCGTACAGCACGGCTCGCGTCGAGGTGTCGACGACCGGCAGCACGCCGGCAGGGACGGGGATCATGACGCCTCCTCTACCGTGTACTCCAGCTCAGCGCTCACCCCCGTCCGATTCACCAGCTCCCCTTCCACGGTGCCGAAGATGCGCCGGCTCGGATCCCTGAGGCAGACACGATCCGCCGTCTGCAGGAACTCCTCGATCTCGTCGACGGTGGAGCCGCCGTCGCCCATCGCAGACTTCATCTCCGCCGTGAGGACCGTTGCCGTGCCCGACACGCTCAGGGACTGCAGCGGGCCGAAGAGCGCCACCCGACGGGTCCTCCCCGCCATGGCGCGGAGCACGCGCTCACGGTAGGGAGCTGCTCCGGTCACGAGGCCGCGGGAGAACCGCACGATGTGCTCGAACTGCGGCCCCGTCGAGAGGTACACCCACTTCGCATCGGTCGTCTCGAGCGTGAGCTCGGTGTCTGCTGTCGCGCTGTCGGCCGAGATGGTCCGCACCCGGTACTCGTTCGATCCATTCGTCGCCGGCGTCATGTCTCGGAAGGTCGTCGTCCCCACCGAGATCGGGAAGTTCGAGTAGAGGATCTCCCGGACTCCGTCGATAACCCGCGAGATCGACACTGCCACCGCGGCGACCTCGCCGACACCCGCTTCCGGGATCGTGACCGACAGCCCCGTGGTGGCTGACGCGTCATCGAACGAAGCGGTGACCGTCGCGGCCACCGGCAGCGTGTACTCGACATCGAACGTAGACTCGACCGCGCTTGAGATGATGCCGTGCGAGTCCAGCACCGTCACGCTGAGCGTGTAGGTGCCGCCATCCGCGACGTCGACGCTCATGAGCGTTGCCGCCAGCGTCGTCGACTCCCGCTCCTCGAGCACCGTCGCGCCCTCCGAGAGCACGATCGTCGCCGAGACGAACGACGCGGACTCCGCCTGCGAGAAGCCGAGCTCGACCACCAGGTCTGCCTGGTCGTACGTCGACTCGTCCGCCGGCCCATCGATCGTCACGACGGGGCGGGTCTTGAACGTCACGGTGTCGGCATCCGACCACGGCGACGCACCCGTGCCGTCAGAGCCTCCCGACGTCGCCTCGCCCCACGTGCGCACGCGTACCGTGAGCTCGTCGTCGGCCGAGTACGTGTCGGCCGCGACAGCCCACTCCGAGTCGGTGTCTGTCACCTTCCCCGTGGACGTGTACGAGCTGCCGCCGTTGGTCGAGTACTCGACCTCGTAGGCCGTCTGCGGGGTCGTGTCAACCGGGTTGTGGGTCCATGGCACGAGCAGCTCGGCCGCCTTGTCGGCGAAGCTCGGCAGGCCCGAGAGAGTCGGCTTGTTCGGCGCAGCGAGCAGCTGCACCGAGTTCGACTCCACCGCCGCCCCAGTGAGGTTCGGCGTCGCCGTGTTGCGCGGGTACACCTGGTACACGTGCACGAGCGCAGGGTTCGGGTCGACATGCTTGTACGACGTCGTGCCCGCCGCGACGGTGGCGAGCTCGGTCCACGTGTCCCCGGCGTCGGTTGAGAACTCGACGACGTGCTGGTGCTCCGAGAATGCGACGGTCGGCGTCCACGCGACGGTGATGTCGAGCTCGGCGTCCTTCGTCGCCGTCACACCAGTCGGGGCGCCCGGCGTCGTGTAGATCGGGTTCGAGGACGCCGACCAGTCGGCCGAGCCCGCACTGTTCGTCTCCCGAACCTGCGCGACGGTCTTCCGGTTCGGCGCAGTCGACAGCACCAGCGACTCGGTCGCCGAGACGGAGGCGACCTGCGCGAAGGCGCCGCCGTTGATCGAGACGCGGACCTGGTTCGACGTCGGCTGCCCGTTCGATGGCCCGTTGTTGTCCCACGACAGGGCGGCCTGCGTGTCCGAGTTCCGCACCAAGCTGAGGTCGTCCGGCACACCCGGCAACGCGATCAGCGTCTGGAGCGCGAAGCTGCCCGACTTCGAGCCGCCCGTGCCGCTCGCGTTCGGGTACGACACGACCAGCGTCAGGTTCGCGGTCGCCGTACCGTCCGGGTTGCCGTCGACAGTGATGTCGAACGGGCCCGCGGTCCAGAACGTGCCCCCGTTCGGGGTGCCGGAAGCCAGCTGCGCGCTGGAGCCCGACACCCCGAAACCGTTGCCGTTCACCGACGCCGTCACGGATGCGTTCGTGAAGCCGTAGAAGGTCGAGCTGTTGCCGCGGTTCACGGCCTTGATGTAGCAGCGGACGACGTGGTCGTTGTCGTCGACGTCGTTGGAGATCTCGTCGGCCTGCAGGTAGAAGTCGACCGTCGGCGTCGAGATCCCCTGCACCAGTCGATTCGTCGCCATCAGACGTCACCTCCCCAAGCTTGCGCGCGCAGTGCAGCGACGATGATGTCGGCAAGCTGCCGCAGTGTGGACGGGGCGAAGGCCACCTCCTGGGTTGCCTCCCGCGCCGTCGGCCTCACAGACGACTGACCTCGCGCGTCGACCACGCCACCACCAGCCATCGCCGTGACGCCCATGCGACGCATCGCCTCGAGCAGGATCGACATGGACCGCGTGGACCCGTCGATCGGGATGTAGGCCTCGGACACGTCCATGCGGTCCCCGACCACACGCCACGTGTTCGGCGGCACCATCTGAGCGACCGGCGACATCGGCGTGAACAGGTCGCGGATGCCACCGTTCGCCATGAAGTCGACGATGCCGCCAAAGCGGACTCCGCCACCACCGCCGACACCGTTGCCACCACCGCCCGAAACGCGCGTCTGGATCGTGATGACCTGGCGTGATGCCGCGAGGACGAACCGATCGATCTCCCTCTCCGCATCCTTCGTCTCCGCGTCGATCACCACAGTCCCATCTGGGAGCGTGGTGATGCGGTCCGCGAGCGCCTGGACCTGACCCTGCTGCTCAGGGGCGTTCGAGTCGAACGTCGTCGTCGCCGAGCTCGGCGTCTGCAGCACGGTATCGATCAGCGACCGCGCCTCGTCCTCGGTGAGGCCCATCTGGACCATCTGCGCGACGAGAGCCTCTGTGCCGGCGTTGTACCGTTCAGCGAGCGCTGCCTGGCCTTCGCCAGCTTCGTAGGCCGCGACCTGCTCGTCGAACAACGCTTCGATCGCGTTGCGCACCTGCCGCTCGAGGTCACGCCCGGACTCGGTCGCGCTCAAGTTCGCCGTGTCGACAGCGTCCAGCGCTATCGCCGCACCGTCAGCGTCGAAACCGACCTGGTCGAGAGCTCCCGCGAGTCGACGGGTGGCGTCGTTGAGGAAGCCGATGGCGACGGCGCCCTCGCCGAACTCGTTCAGGCGGTCGCGGGCAGGCTCCAGACCCCGCTCGATGAGCTGCCGGCGCATCGTGTCAGCGGTCGCCGAAGTGACTTCGTCGAGTCCGCGCATCTCGGTCTGCAGGTCTTCGAGCCCTGACACATCAGCGAAGGGGTTCGCGGACTTCTGTACTCGAATGAGAATGTCGACCAGGTCGGCACCCGGCCCCGCAAGGAACGCACCGATGGCCTCGGTACTGTCCGCTGAAGCGTTGACCATGGAGATGCCGAAGTCGATCGCGCCGTTCGCCATATCGAGCAGGAACCGCAGCACAGGGCCACGGTTCTCGGACACGAAGTCGGCCAGTTCACCGAGGGGCTCGGAGAACGCCTGCGCAAGCGCGCCCTTGATGCCGTCAGAGGCGATCTCGATATTGCGCTGCGCCGCCTCCAACTTGGTCGCATCATTGTCTGCGAGCGTGTCGAACATGCGCTGCGCGGCGCCGGTGACGCCGTCGAGCTCATCGACAGCCGAAGAGAGGTCCATCGCGAAGAGCGCCTCGCCTAGATCCTCAGCCTTGGTGCCGAAGAGCTCGACCGCGGCCGCGTTGCGCACGACCGGGTCCTCGGTCGCGCGAAGTCGATCGAGGACGAGCTCGAGGCCTTCGCGAGCCGACTCTCCGCCGGCAGCGATCTTGGCCGTCATCTCCTCGGCATCGAGACCGAGGCGACGGAATCCGTCAGCCGACGCGACGGAGGCGTCGGTGGCGCGGATCTGGAACTCCTTGAGTGCGTCCGCCGCGACGTCACTGTTCCGGGCGCCCGCCTCGAGGCCCTGGTTGAGCAGTCCGAGGAACTCCTCGCCCGAGAGGCCGAGTCGCTTGAGCACGACGGGGTATTCCGTCATCGTGTCGAGCAAGTCCTCGCTGCGGTTCACGCCCTCTCGGGCGCCGGCAGCGAGCAGGTCGAAGGCCTCGTCAGCGGACTTCGCGATGCCCGAGCTGAGCAGCGTCGTGACAGCGGTGGCCACGGGGCGGATGTCCTCGCCGAGCACGTCAGCGATGCCCGACAGGCTCTGCACCACCCGCTGTGCGGATCGGGTCGTCGACTCTTCGTCGATGAGCCCGAACTGCAGCGCGAGGCGTGCGGTGTCCATGTTCGCTTCGATCGACTCGCCGAAGTTGTTCGCGTACGCCTCACCGGCCGCGCGGCCCAGGCGCAGCGCGTCGGCCTCGCTGATCCCGGTGAGGGCCTGCAGACGGTCGTAGCTGACCTCCTGCTGCAGGCCATCGTTCAGGCCCTCGATGAGCGCCTTGCCGGCAGCCACCCCGATGCCGATCACGGCGCCCGCGATCGGGATACTCACGAGCGCAGCGACGATGTTGGAACCAAACTCCTCGCCCGCCTCGTCACCTGCCTCGGCGCCGGCCTCCCCCGACACTCGGCGCAGACGCTTCAGCGCAGCTTCCGACGGCTCGGTGTTCGCGTCCACCTCGATCATCTGCCGCGCGTTCGTCAGGCCGCTCAGCTGCCGCTCGAACTTCGACAGGCTCGCCTCGGCGCGACGCACGTCAGCTGTGACGTCCAGCCCACCGAGGGCCAGAGCCTCCAGCTCCTCGAGGCGCTGCTTCGTGCGATCGAGGTTCCGCTCGGCGCCGGCGATCTTCACGTCGAGATTGATCGCGGTGTCCGCCGAGACCAGCTTCTTCGCCGCCTGCTCGACCCGGTCCATGCCGGCGAGGGCGCCCTTCTCGTCGGCGTCGACCTTGGCCGTGATCGGCTTGGACTCGATCTTCTTCCCGGTCGCCTGGACCTTCTTCTCCGCCTGGTCCACCTGCGAGGTGTTCGCGGTGAAGAGGAGCTCGAGCTCGGCAGCGCGTAGAGCCATGAGTCACCTCCGGGTGAGAACCGCCCGCAGGCGCGTGTTCGAGTCCAACAGCGAGAAGATCACCGCCCGAACGCCAAGCCAGGGCCGCGCCAGCACGACCGGGTCGTACAGGTCGAGCCCGCGCTCCGCGAGCTCAGCGACCACGAGGCGCCAGTGGGTGACGATCGCCAACAGCGAGCCGTCGATCTCGACCTTCTTGGGGTCGGACGGCTCCGCGACACGCTCCGGCCTAAGGTGCGCCGGCGGCGTACGGTAGTCCGGGTACCAGCCGTCCGCGTCCGGCACGCCTATCCCGTACGGCGCCCAGTCCTCCGCCGTGACGAGCCTTTTGGGGCAGCACCACCGGACCCCTCTGTGGGCTCCTCGCGAGGCAGCCACAGGATCTTCGCCAGCATGTCCGCGTATTCGCGGCCGCGGGCCCAGTAGAAGGTCGCGTAGTACGCCATCCGGTCGATGGTCACCTGTGGCAAGCCGTCGGCGACCATCTGCTGATACACGTCCGCGCCGAGCGCGGGGTGGTCGTCTGGCCCGATTCGATCCAGGATCGCCTGGATCTCCTCGGGCACTTCGGCCTGCACGAGGCCCAGCTTCACCTCGCCGCGCACGGCGGCTGCGAGGATCCGCTTCGCCGCGTCCACCGACGGCGGCTGCACCTCGTACACGTGCTCCCCGTAGGTGAGGGTGAGAGCGGGCGCCGCCCACTCGCTGAAGTCGACGGCGCCCACCGCCTACGCGTCCCTCGTGTACTCGAGCGCGGTCGACGCGCCCTCGGGGGTCGTCACGACGACGTCGACCACGCCGGCGTCGTCGGTCGGGAGGACCGCGACGATGGTGGTCGTGCTGATCGCCGTGAACGCGGCCGCGTCGATGCCCTCGAAGGTGACGGCCGTCGTGCCGGAGAAGTTGACTCCGGTGATGATGACCTGGTCGCCCGTGCCCGCCGGGTTTGTCGCGGGGGCCGCGGCGGTGACGGTCGAGATCGACGGGGCGGCGACGTCCCACCCGGCGAACGGGTTGGTGATCTCCTCGTACGGGCCCTTGCCCGTAAGGGAGACCGACCAAAGCTCGATCTCGCCGTTCGGGCCGGTGTTCTGGCGCGAGTAGGAGACGGTCACGAACCCGCGGCCGGCGTCGTCCGGGTTCGGCTCACCGGTCTCCGGCTTGTGGTACCAGCGAACGTCCAGAACAGCGGCAGCACCCTTCGCCGACGGGAGCGTGCGGGCACGGAGCGCCTCAACCTCGGGAAGGTAGGCGCCGGTCGTGAGGGACCGGTTCACCTGAACGTTGAAAGCGTGCGCGTGCGACCAGCCGGTGACGTCGCTGTTCTGCGCGCCCAGGTCATCGTAGGTCTGCGCGTCCTGAGTCGTCGGCGTGTAGGTCGGCTGGTAGCCGCTCATGCGGCGAACGGGCTGCCAATTCGGCGATTCGTATGTGCCGAGGTTGACATCGAGCCCGTACTCGAAGCTCTTGCCGAGCGTCGTACCAGCGGGAAGGGGAACTGCTTCACTCATGAGAGAGCCTCCTGATTGTCGAGGATGATGGTGTAGTTCTCGGTGCGCTCTTCGCGACCGTTCTCGTCGGCACCCGCAGGAGCCATGGACAGGCGGCTCGCGCCGCTGATCCCTCCCACGCGGGAGAGTCCTTGAAGGGCCCCGAAAGCTAGGCCCGCGAGCACATCGGCGCCGTCCGGTCGGGCGCGCGGACCGCGCAGCCGCAGCTGCACTCGTCGAGACCGCAGGTGCTCGCGGTCGTTGTCAGTCGTGCTGTAGACACGCACCCCGACCGCGCGATCGGGGCTCGCGCCGAGGGCGCCGTAGAAGATGCCGACCTCGGCCTCCGAATAGGCCGGCCCCTCGGGGCGCCACGCCCAGTCGGGGATCAACGCGAGCTGCTCACAGATGAGCGTCGTCAGCTCCGCGTCATCCACTGAGCGCCTGCCTCACGCGCTCGGCGATGAAGTCCTCCACCGCGATCTCGTCGCCGGCAGTTTCGAGGAACTTGGCCTGGCCGTTCTCGTGCTGCCAGTCGAGATTCTCGTGCTGCAGGCGCGAGATATACGAGGTGAAGCCGACCTGCAGAGTGAGGTCGTCGATACGAACGAAGCCGGACTTGTCCGACTCGCCGGTGTCGGTAGGGCTGAGCTCGCGAGCGCGCTTCAGCAGCGCCTTGCCGGCGTCGCGTAGTCCGTCCTGGGTTGCCTTCTCGAGCTCGCTCAGAACCGGCGTATAGATTCTCACGTCTGCCTCCTCGTAGACTCGCGCGTATGTCACGACGCAGCTCGTACGGACTCATGTGCATCGCCCTTGTGGGCGCTCTCGTCGGATGCGCGTCCTCCGCGCCTGCAGAGCCCCCGGCCTCGGCGCCCAACTCCGCTCCCTCAGCGCAGGCGGCTGAGCCTGATCCGGCGGGCCCATCCCGCGAGGGGCTGGTCAAAGCGATGGCGGATTCCTGGGGCGCTCTGACCGACGATGAGAAGTCACAGATGTGCGCGGACCTGGAAGTCGCAGGCTACGAGTACATGTGGGAGACCCTCGGTTCACCGGAATCCATCTCTGCAGGAGAGGTCGCCGGGATCTGGCGGGACTACTGCCTGCAGTACTGAGCCGCCGCTAGGTCAGTGAGAGCACGACGAACGAGTCCATGTCGATGTCGTTCTCGTTCCGCCCGACCGCGAGCACGGTTGCTTCTCTCTCGCCCGCGGTCCCCGGCCACACTGTGACGAGAGACCCGAGCGGGATGTGCTCGCTCGCGGCCACAGTCACCTGGGAGGACGAGACCACCTCGGAGCCGTCTGCCGCGCGCACCAGGCGCTGCTCGTCGCGCACTTCGCAGGCAACGTTGCGGCTGGACCCGTAGGTCGTCCCCATGCCGCCCACGACTGGCTCCCGGACCTTGACCGTGTGCGGGTAGAAGAATCCGTCGTCCCAGCTCACGAGCTGTACTCCTCGAGCTCGGGCCACACGTTGCCGAATGGTCGCGAGGTCGGGAAGCTGCCGATGGGATCCCGGGGCCCGGCGTTCGACGAGCACAGCGATCGCAGTGCAGAGATGTCGTCCGGGGTGAACGCGCCTCCGATGTCGGTGTAGCTGATCGAGGTGCCGTTGCGGCTCTTCGACCGCACCCGCCTCGAGCCCGCTGCCGGGATCTCGGCGATGACGCCCTTCAGGATCGCGATCGCGTCCTTCTGCTCTTCGCTGTCGTCGGCGAAGGAGTCGATGCAGGGGGCGATGTTGCGTGCCCGCACGAGCACTCGGCGCGCGAGGTTCTCGTCGCTACCGATCATCTCGTGTGTGATTGACATGCTTCATCGCCCCCTACTGGTCAGGACGCCGGCGGCGTCTGCTTCTTGGCCGCGTCGGCCTCGGCCTTCTTCGCGGCAGCGTCCGCGCTCTCCTTGTCGTCCTCGAAGACCGACTCGATGAGCTTGACGTCAAGCAGGTGCTTGGCGTTCTCGGGATCGATCGCGTCGACCGGGAAAGTGTCGTCGCGGTAGAAGTACCGCTCAGACTTCCCGTGGCGGACGACGGCGGCGCGGCCGATGACCTTGTAGCCCGTGGGCTTCTTCGCAGCCATCAGATGCCCGTGTTCGTGATCTTGACGGCCGCGGCCGCCTCACGGACGACCGGAACGGTGACGCGTCGTGCGCGCAGCTTCCAGCGGTCGTGGTCATCGTCGCGGATCGACTTGGTCTCCACGCCGATGCCGTTCGACTGGACGTAGCCGGGGCCGCCGATGTTCTCGTCGGCCATGCCGCCGAGCTGCTCAGAGTCGAGCACGATCGGGTCGGTCGCCGGCACGTGCGGCGAGGTCAGCCAGGTGAGGCCGAGCACGTTCGGCCACTCACCCGAGACCACCGGGTTGGCGCCCTCGCGCGGGAGGATGCCGGCCTTGACGAACAGGGCCATGGCCTTCGCCCACTGCGACCCCTTGAGGACGATCATGTCCGGCACGTACCCCTGCTCGAGGTCGATGACGTACTGCTTCGCCTGGAGGGCCCCAGAGACGATCGCGTCGCCCGTGGACCACGCTCCGCCGTTCGCGTTGGAGCTGCCCGTGACGTCCCACGTGGCCGTGACCTTCGAGGCGATGACCGCGAGAGCTGTACCGTCCACGAACCCGACCGAGCGGTTCACGAGCTTCGAGAACGCCCGGTTGACCGGATCCAGCCGAAGCCGCGAGATGGCCTCGTCGGTGACGATCGCGTCCTGGCCCCACTTCGTGGTCTTCGCGGCCGCGATCTCGCCGGCGGTCAGGCCCGTGACGGGGTAGGCGCCTCCCGGGTTGACGGCCTCCGGGTCGCTGTCGGTCTCGTCGGGCTCGTCGACCTCGTAGAGGATCGCTCCGCCGACGGCCGTGTAGCGGCCGGTGAGCAGCGCGTCAGCGATGTAGGCGTGGTCCAGCAGCCCACGGAGTCGGCGGGCGAGCACCGTCGGCGTGCTGAGGAGGTGATGGACGTCGATGTTGTCGCCGTCCGTGGAGGCGGGCGGTGCGGGGTAGGTGTATCCCATGATGTTCCTCTGCTTCCTGGCGTCAGACGCCGAGTCGGACTTCGATGACGTCGCCGTCGTCGCCGGCGGCGGTGAGGGCGCGACCGACGAGCTTGTCGAACGTGTTCGACGCGATCGTGGCGACCTTCCCCGCAGCGGCGGAGACGACGAGTGCGCCGGCGGAGATCGCGGCGGACGCCGTGACCTTGACGACCCCGCCGACGAGGACGAGGACCTTGTCGCCGTCAGCTGCGTCGTGCGCAGCGACGCCGATGACCGCGGCCGAGGCGCCGGCGGTCGGTGTGACCTGACGCGCGGCGGACACGTACACGACCTGTCCCCCGGTGATCGCGGCGTCGGCGGTGAAGGTGATGCCGGGCGCACCCGGCTCGAACAGGTGAGTGGACTCGGCCATGATCAGGCCCCCTTCTTCTCGTTGGCGCCCCACGCCTTGGCGTACAGCGCCTCCTCGGCCGAGTTGACGTCGTCGGAGTGTCCGACCTCCTTGACCGGGATGGTGTTCTTCGGCAGCTCCGCGAGGAGAGCCGTGGTGGTCTCCTCCGCACTGTCGAGCTGGGCGCGCCACGTGTCTCGGTTCGCGGGCGCGATCCGACCGTCGGCGATCGCCGCGTCGACGAGGGCGTCGCGGCGGGCGCTGGTCTGCGCGGCCAGGGCCTCGCGACCTGCGGCTGCATCGGCCTGGAGGTTCGCGAGAACCTCCGAGTCGATCAGCGTGGTGCCTTCCGGCGCCGTCGGCGCGGTCGGCGCCGGCGGGGTGGTGGCCTGGTCGATGACCTGGTCGAGAGCTGCGAGCAGCGTCTCGTCCGAGGCGTCGGCATCGGTCACGCCGAGCCGCTCGCGAAGGCCAGCCTTGATGGTGTCGCTCGACATGAGCGCCTCCTTCTGGTTGGGGTCACCCGGCTCGGACGAGCTCGGGAGCTTGTGGACCGCGGCGGCAGCAGCCACCCCGGTCAGTCGTACGACTCGCGCGGAGTCTTCGTCATCGCCAGGCGTGACTTCGATGACGACCAGGTCGTCCTCGTCGCCGACGGTCGCGGTGGCGCCCTGGTCCTGGACTACTGCCACCCGGTCGGCCAGACCGAAGTCGACCGTCTCCTGTGCCGTCATCCAGGTCTCTTCCGCCAGGAGTTCCGCCCAGTCCTTCTCCCCCGCCTTCGCGGAATAGATCTCCACCAGGGAGAGCTCGACCCCGTCGAGCCGGTCTGCGTCCTTGCGGAGCTCGGTCGCGCTGCCAACGGTGATCGTCCACGGGGAGTGGATCATCATCTGCGTGCCCGGCGACATGACCGTCTCGTCGGCGCCGGCTGCGATGACCGACGCTGCCGAGGCGGCCAAGCCGTCGACGACGGCGGTGATCTTCGCCTTGTGCGCGCGGAGGAGGTTGAGGATCGCGACGCCCTCGAACACCTCGCCGCCTGGGGAGTTGATGCGGAGGATGACGTCCGTCACCGAGTCCGGCAACGCATCGAGCACCGCGCCGACCTCCGCGGCCGAGACGCCCCACCAGCCTCCCCAGCTGTCGACCGGGCCGTACAGGCGGATCGTGGCGACCGTGCCCTCTCCGTCAGGCGCGAGCGTGGTGACGGCGTTGAAGAACTCGAGCTTGGACTCCGGCGGTGTGCGGTCACCCCAGTACCGGTTCTGCAACTTCTTGCGGTCGTTCATCAGGCCTCCTGCGGCTCGGTCGATGGAGTGGCGTTGCCGGGTGGGCCATCACCACTCAGGTCTGCGCCGGAACGGCGAATGAGCTCTCGCGCCTCGGCCTGTGTCAGCGGCGGCTTGTCCGTCGCGAGGTAGACCTTCTGGGCGGTCTCAGCTGCCCCGCGAGCGATCGCGCGCTCGTCCTCCTCCGGCGCTGCATTGGAACTCGGTGCTGCGTCGAGGACCGGTAGGCCGTATGTTGCGCGGAGGTGAGCCTCCAGCTTCGGGTCGTTGGTGAGCGCACCGCAGTCGATGAGAGCCTTGATGGCCTCCGCCGTCACGGGGTGCTCGGAACCGATCGGGTCCACGACCAGTCGCGGTGCCGGCTCCTGGGTTCCCCAGTTGGCGTCGACGAGGTCCTCGACGACGTGCTGCTGGGTGACGTCCTGCACGTGCTCGGCGACGGCGTTGAGCGAGTCGGTGAAGAAGTTTGCGAACGTCGACCCGAGGGCCCACGAGCCTGTCTCGGTCCCGAGGTTCAGGAAGTGAGCGAGCACCGCGCGAGCGATCTGCTCGTCGTGGTAGCGGATCGGCGCGTCCGTGTCAGGCAGCTTCCCCGTCACACCCTTCAGCTCGAGCTTGGCGCCGTTGGGAATCGACGCACCCGCCGCCTCGCCGGCGCGAAAGCCCTTGGCGAGCTTCAGCCCGGCTTCCTTCTCGGATGCCTGCCACCTGTCGCGTTCGTCCGACGAAGCCGCATCGGGCACCGGCGCCCCTTCGTATACCGGCACGCCTAGCCCGTTGCGTTCGACCGTGAGCGCCTGAGCGCGAAGCATCCGGTCCTTCAGCAGCCAGTTCTTGTACGCCGTGCGCAGCAACGACTGGCCGATCCAGTTGCCACCCTCGCGCTCGTTCACGTATGCCACGAGCCGGTCGACCGGAATCGGCATCGCTCGGCCACCCTTCGGCGTGCCGTGCTGAGTGATCGAGATCAGACCGCCATCGGCTGCGACGTCGAACTCTGAGATCGTGCGCGGCGGCCGCCAAGCGAGCTTCGCCAGGTGCGCGCGGCCGCCCTCGATCCGGTAGACCTGCTCGAAGTACGAGTGGCCGTAGACCAGCTCGAGCATCGCCAACCGGAGGTGCTCCGCCCAGGAGAACCGACCCTTGGTCCGCAAGGCCGCGGTCGGCGAGCTTCCCTTCACCGGCAGACCGAGATCTCCGGCGATCAGCTCGACCACCTCGGGGCGAGCTCCTGCGGGGTCGATCATCCACTTCGCTTTGCGGATCGGGAGCGTCACAGCGCGGAGCACCGATCCGACCTGCGAGTCCTCGCGGCGCATCTTGTCGAAGACGTCGATCGACGCCGGCCACATCAGCTGCGGGTTCGTCTCTCCCGTCTCCGCAACGAGCTGACCCCAGCCGGGAAGCGAAACGGTCTGGTATCCGATCTCCTCGGCCAAGGGTCACCTTCTCTCAGAATTGTGCGACGGCGAGGTTCACCTCGGAGGCGTCTGTCGATTCCCGTTCGACCATCTCCGCCTGAGGAGGCGGAGGCGGTGTCGGTTCGGGTGGGGGCGGCTCGAGCATCTCGAGTCCGTAGAGCGCGTTCGACTCGGCGACGACGCCCGAGACGTCGACGGGCATCGAGCCGTGTCGCCACCAGGCGAGGTTCTCGGCGTACTTCTGAACCACGCCGCCCTCGATGCCGAGATCCACCGCTGGCTGCTCGACGAGCACGAGGTTCCCGTCGCGGACGTGGTCCTTCAGTCGGCCGGTCGCGATCGCGAACTGTGGGCCCTCGATCGCGTGGACGATCAGGCCGAGGTTCTCGAGCGGCTCGATGAACTCCATCGCCGCGCACCCCTTGCGCTGAAGGACCACCTCACGCTGACCCGACTGCTCGGCGAGCTCCGCCATGTACTCGGGAACCCACATCATGCCGGCGCGCTCTACGCGGACGGTGACGAACGGCTTGCCGTCCTCCGTCATGACCGCGGCCGCGATCCACGTCTTCGAGCGGTCGGCTGAGGTGTCTACACCCCAGACCGTGCGCGACCCCAAGGGGATGCGCACTTCGCGGATCGGCACATGCAAGCCCTTCCAGTCCTTGACGTCGATGTGCGAGTTGACTCGCGTCGTCACCCACTGACAGAGGACCTCGGTGCGGTAGCCGGCGGCTGTCATCCCGCGGATGTCGGCCAAGCAGGTCGCGATCGTCATCGACCCGTAGCCGATCGACGGATTCGACTGGAGAATCGCGTCGAGGTCGTTCTTCAGACAGCCCGGCTCGGCCGACCACTCGAACAGTCCCAGCGACAGGTCGACGTCTTCGCCGTTGGCGTGGGCTTCAGCTTCGGCCAGGCCGCGGTCGACGTAGTCGGGTACGTCGAATCCTGCGGCGATCAGGTCGAGTAGCGCGGCGTTGCGTTGCTGACGCAGCACCACCGACGACGAGTCGCCCGCGTTCGACAGGCCGATGAGCATGCCGTTCCAGAACGCCTTCGTGGTCTGCGACACCGCATCCCACGCGGTCCAGTCCTTCTGCTCGCGCATCTCATCCATGAGCACCCGCGCGGCCGGCTTGCCGCGCGCGTTCTTCGCTGCGCGGATCTCGTAGTGAGCTCGGGACCGGGCGACGATCGCTTCCTTGCCGTTCGTGTCCGACACCTTCGCGGTCGCATCCTGCAGCGCCTCGATCGCGAGCTCGCCCTCCTCCGCCGTCTCCGGGTCCGGGTCGCACCACAGCTTCACCGCCGACCACGGCTCGCGGGCGATGTCGAGGTTCTGCGCGACGCCGACGACCTTGAACTTCAGCGGCGGCACCTTGTCAGGCCGTCGCGCCGAGTCGGCGTAGAGCCACCAGGCGGCGAGCACGCTCGCCAAGGTCGTCTTCCCGTTCTGCCGGGCGACGAGCACGATCACTCGACGGAACCGGTACTCGCCGTTCTCGAGCAGCTCGAGCGCGTGGATCAGCAGCCACTTCTGCCACGGGTAAAGGACGATGCCCAGCACCGTCAGCGCAAAGTCGATGACCTCGAACCCGAGCGATGTCTCCGGCGTCAGCTCCCGCAGCGGCCGCGTCCACAGCCTCGGCTCCGTCGACCCGACTCGCTTCTGCGGGCCCTTCTTCGACTTCGCCCGCGGACGAGGAGGAGCGACAGTCGACACGGACGGCCCCTTCTCGGCAGCTACGAGGCGATGCCGTGCTTGGTCTTGAACTCCGCCAGGTCATTCCGCTTCGGCGCGGGCGTCGGCGCGGGCGGCTTCTCCTCAGCGGCCGGCTTCTTACTCGCCGGCGGCTTGCTCGAGCTCGACGCGTGACCAGCGAGGAATCGCTGCAGGTCCTTCTGCGCCGAGATCCACAACGCCATCACCCGCTGCCCCGCGCCCTCATCCAGCTGCAGCGCGAGATCCTTCAACGTCGCCACCAACAGCGCCGCCTCAGGCACATGAAGCAGCCCCGTCGCTCGAAGCACCCGCGTAAGCGCATCCCTGTAATGACGCGGCGACTGAGCCATGCCAGCGACCTCCAGGGGTGGGGTAAAAAACCGCCTCATCGGGCGGGGAGAGAGGAACACTCCCCCGGGCTCTGGTCCGCCCCCCAACGGTTCGCTGGATTTTCTGGCGGATTCCGTTGGGAGGTGAGGCTGTAGCGGGTCCTGCTAGCCGTAGGAGCGCCGTGAGCGCACTTTCGAGTCTCGGCCCGCTGGGATCGTGACGTCGTGACCCCGGGGCGCTAGGCGCGGACGATGTCTCCACCGGTTGCTGTGATGGCGAGGATGTCCTCGTGCAAGCGAGAGCGGATCTCAAGGTCGAAGCCGACGTCGAGGAAGACGACGTCGGCGCGGTGGGCATGGAGGTTCGACAAGCTCGAGCGGAAGACGATCGTTCCGCCGCCGCTGTGGGTGATCCGTTCCGCGCCGTTGGCCCGACGCACCTGGAAGTGCTCGTTGCCGAGCGCGGCAAGCACGGCCACGCAGTTCTCGAAGGAGTCCCGCGCTGCCCGCTGGTTGTGGTTCAGGACCAGGACGCGCTTGTGCTCGCCTGCGGCAGCGAGGACCAGCCCAGTTGCTGCGTACTTGTTCATCGAGTTCTCCTGCGTCTCGTGGCTACCACCATTCGGGTACCGGCTCGCCGAGGCCGAGACTGTGCATGCCCTTGCCTGCACTCTGGTTGCAGAGGGCGTGCTCGTGCCGGAAGTTGTCCCAGTCCTCTTGCAGCTCGGGGAAGTCGTGGACCGACTTGAAGTGGCCGAGGTTGTGGCTGTCAGGCGTCGTGTTCGGGTCGGCCTCGTAGTCGATGCGCATGCGGCATCGCCAGCAGTTCGCGGCAGGGTCGCCAGCGGCATCGAGTCGCTTGCCTTCGGCCAAGAACTCGTCACGGAGCTTGTGCATGCGGCGCGTGTTCTTGCGTGCCATGGAGAGCTCCTTGGCGGGAAGAGGTGCCGGCCGCTCGGGCTCCCGAGTCTGATGGTGTGTGGAGCGGCGGCCGGCGGCTCGAGAGTGCTGACGAGTGGGAGTCGTCGGGGCGGCCTGCGCAATGCGGCACACGCCCCGACGCGTGTCCCCCACCACGAGAACACGAAAGGCCCCGCATTCGCGAGGCCCATCCGGGTGCAGAACACCCAACTTACAGACTCCATTTCGCAGCATTGAACGCCCATTCGGTGGGATGCGCGTCGGCGTGTCGCGATACTGGTCATGCGCTGAGACGACCAGCTCTTCCGGGGCCTCGCCGCAATCCTCCAGCTAGACCGCTGGTGGGGACGCGGGACGCAAGCGACTACCGCCGTGTTTCAGGGTCTCGAGGATCGTCCACACGTGCTGAACTGCCGCCTGCAAGTCGTCAAGAGTGAGTCTCACTTCCGGGCCCGCGATCGCAACGATCGAGGCGTCGAGAGGCGCGGTCAGTGGCAGCTTGGAATTGGCACGCAACGGTTCGCTGAACTCGATGCGTGCGAACGGTGTGCGTGGATCGCTCTGAACTGCGTCGGGGTCCAGCTCGCTCCCCGTGAACCGCACCTGCACGTTGCCCTCCGGGGCCGTCCAGAGGATCTGCATGTCGTTGATCTCAACTGCTTGGAACACAGCGGCCGCCCTGAGTGTGCCGTGATGCTTGTTCTTGATATCGAGCTCGCCAAGAGCGGCAAGGAACGACACCTGGCCCGCCGGGATATCCAGCGCCCAGGGCTGCGCTCTCTGCATGGTGTCGAGATCCTTCTCGGTGAGGTACTGCGCGAGCTCCCTCCGCCGCTTCGACCAGTCCTCTGGCTTGCTCGTGATGGGGAAGCTGATCTGCTGAGGCCGCTTCGGCGTCTCCCCCTGCGCAGTGGCCATCTGCCAGACCGCCGCATCGAGAGCGGAGCGTGCGTGGTGAATGGCCTCACCGACGAGCAATGCCCACTCGTCAACCGGGATGACGCTCAGATCCGTCGGGAGAACCTCAATCGCAGTCATGTCGGAGCTGAACCGAATTGGAGCCTGCAGGACCTTCCGGGCATTCCACACGTGGGCCCGCGCCTTGACCTCATCGAGGAGCCCAAAGCCGCGCTCGAGCCTCATGAACGACCAGCGGAAGTCCGGCGTCGATTTCGTCACATCGTCCACCCATCGAGGCTACCTGAGCATCCAGCACCTTCGGCGAGCGCCGTTCATCGTGGTGGCTAGGGTTGCGGGATGGAGCTTGCGTCGGTGTTGGTCGCTGGTGGTGGTCTTGTTGTGAGCGTTGTTGCGGTCGTGTTGTCGTGGCGTGCGGGTCGGAGGGCTGAGGCGGCTGGGAGAAGTGCTGCTGCGTCTCGTGTTGTGGCGTCCCGTGCCTTGGAGGCGATCGCGGATTCGCAGCGGAGATTGGCTGATGCTGCGGCGCGGCAGGGTGAACCTGGTCATGTCGAGTGGGTAGCCGAGCGGTATCCGAAGTCGATCAAGCTGCGGAACATGGGTGGTCGGCCTGCGATGAACGTCATCGGGTGGGTGTGGGAGCAGGAGAACTGCTCTATCGAGGCGCTGGTTGAGGGTCCGATCGATGTCCCCCGCAGCGGCGTGTACGAGCTCATGTACGTCGTGGGCGGTTCGGGCGGGACGAAGGGCGTCGTAGTGCTGGAGTGGGAAGAGGAAGGGCTAGGGCCTCAGACGCGGGAGATTCGGGTGCTGTGAGCCCTGTGGGCCATAGTCGTCGGGTTCGAGTTCCCACCACTCGTCGGTGCGCATGTCCCACACCTCGTCGAGCTCGCAGTCGCTGCAGCGGAACGCGAAGAGGTCGTAGACGGGCCATGCTGGCACTCGGGTCGGGACGTGGAGGGTGGATCCCCAGCGGCCGATCCTGCGTCTCGTGGTCTCGAACGTCTCGCCTGGGAGTGGATGGCGCAGGCCTCGCCACATCAGGGGTGCGCGCGGGGTGCCGCAGTTGCTGCAGGCGCGCGGCGGGGGCGGCGGGCAGATGAACGGTTCCAGTGGGACCAGCTCGTCTTCCCAGTCGACGCGGTGACCATCCCACATCGGCGGGAGTACGAACTGGCCCATCACGGTCGGCCGCATCAGACGTCGCCTTCGGCGAGCGCCGTGTTCCAGTAGGTCCACTGTGCGGTGGCGGCGATCGCGTAGAGGATCGCTTCGGTCTCCTCGTGCGTGTAGCCGGCGTCGCTGGAGAAGGCGCGGCGGATCGTGTCAGCAGCGCGTTGTTGGAGGCGTGCGCTCTCGGGGTGCTGGTCGCCGAGGCGGTGTGCTTCCAGGAGGTCGGGCATGACGTCGTCGAGGAGGTCGGTGGAGTGGTCGTCGTGGAGGAGCTGCGCCACCGTGGGGAGGTGGCGGCCTCGCGTGATCGTGAGCTCACCGGTCATGACGGGGTGGCGTTCTCTGAAACCGGAGAAGCCGGGACGGCCTCAAGTAACCACGCGAGCACAGGAAGCCCGGGCGCGGCGTGAACAACGTGCGGCCCGTGGTGACCCGACTCGCGAGTACATGTCTCGTTGAAGCTCTCTCCGTCCCCCTCGTTGGTCACGCTCATGGTCGATGAGCATTGCACGCGGCCAGAGAGCGTTGAGAACATTGCGCAGTGGGGGCGCTCGCCCATCGCTACTGCTTTCCCCGTCGCGTTGTCCTGCGCCACCATGTAGATCACGCGGGCACCTATCACGACGAGGTTGTTGAGGTCAGCCACGGTCACCCTCCCCAGAACCCTGCGAAGCCTCTACCGCGTGCCGCTTGGCTATCTCCACGACCTTGTCGTATATGAAGCCCGCCGACTCATGCCTGTTGCCTTCGTGGTGCTCAATGGACTGGCGGCGCTGAGTTGCATCGTGCATTCGCAAGAACTCAGCGATCACGTCGCGTGTGTACTGCCGAATCTCGCGCGACTTTGCATGTGCTAACGCTTCCGCGTCGGTCATCTCAGCCACGGTCACCCTCCCCAGAACCCTGCGAACGGGGGTCTGTGGTTTCCACCCACGGCGCAGACACCCACTCGTGCGTTTGCTCGTTGAACATCGCGAAGCCCTCCGGCCACGGGTCATCGACAGGCACGCGAATGATCGAGCCGGGCTTCAGGCGGGCCTCAACCGGCCACGCCTTGCCTTCGCGTTCTGGGGCGAGCTTGAGGTATCGGTAGTCATCCATCGGTCTGCTCTCCTGTCTCTGAATTGGGTGAACTGTGGAACGCCAGGAACGCTCTGCGCTGCTGGAAGGACAGGCCGAATCCCGACGGGTCACTGTGAGCCCCCGCCGACGAAGACAGCCGCACCGGCACGGGGTCATAGGCCACCCGCTCGCCCGCGGTGTCGCCCCATGTGTAGTTGCGGAACCTATGCAAGGTTTGGTGTCCTCGCGGTAGCCCGCAGCGCCAGTGCGAGTAGCCGCCTCGGTGTTCGTTCGTGCGCCAGTCCGGTGACCAAGGGCAGTCGTTGCAGCGCCCAGATAGACGTTGGCGAGTGTCGAAAAGCAGTATCCGGAACTCAGCCCGCGTGGGCCACCAGCCGAACACTCGATATCGAATGGAGACGGGCTTGATCATCGCTCAGCCTCCCCGGAATCCTGCGAAGCCGGGACGCGATCGTAGCTTGCGTCATGCCCGACGACGATGCACCTTCTCGTCTGCACAAGGCGAACCTTCCCGGTGCTCAGTTGCTTGACGTTCCGGTAGTCCCCTCCCCCTCCGATGACAAGGTGCGTCTCTTGAGCCGTCTTCCCCAGCTTCACAATGTCGTGCAAATTCACGTCAACCACGGTGCTCCCCTGTCTGTTCGGTAGTGCCGGAAATGGGTGAACTAGGGAAGGTCACGATGCCTGCTCCTCTCGGTCGGTGCGGGCCTGGCTGAGGTGCTTCGAGACCCACGTCTTGGAGCGGCCCACCCGGGCCGCGATGTCGCGCACGCTCAGACCCTCACCGTCGGCCAAGGCGATCAGCTGCTCACCCGACACCGGCGGAATGTCCCTCGCCGGCGCCTGCTCCTTCGCTGGGCGCGCCACGCGAGCTCGAGGCGCCCTTCTGGTAGGCGCCGGCGTCTGGCTTGCAGGGTTCAGGACGGTCGTCGCTGACAGGTGCACGACGAGGAACAGGGTGATCGCCGGCACTGCGTGCAAGGCGACCGCGGCCGCGATCGGCATCGTCACCCGGTCGGGACTGATGACGAGGACACTGACCGCGTTGCCGACGATGCTGATCGCCGTGAAGAACGCCACCGCGCCCCACACGTAGCGCCGCTGCCCCACCGTGAGGGTCGGCACCCAGATGCCGATCAGCATCGCGGCCGCGATCGCCGCATCCACCACCAGCGGGTACAGCAGCGCCAAGTCGCCCGGGATGCCCGACGCGACCGCGAGCACCACCTGCGCGTCGAACGACAGACGGAACGCTGCAGCACCCACCAAGGCGAGCACGAGCGTCAGCACCAGCTTCCGCGGCCACGTGCGCGTCACGACTGCTCACCACCCTCGGCGAGCGCCGTGTCCTGCTGTGCTTGGCGGCGGTCGATGGCTTCGGCCCATTGGGTGGCGACGGCTGCGACTTGGATGAGCTCGGTGCGCAGTCGGTCGGGGTTGGCTTCTGCGAGGGCTTCGAAGACCTCTTCGAGGAGGATGTCTGACCATGTGACGATGCCGGCTTGTGCGGCGGCGTCGGTGCTGCGGGTGGCTGCGGCGGCGAGGTCGTCGGCGGGGCCGAGTCTGTTGGTGGCGTGGAAGTAGGACGAGTGGTCCTGGATGCCTGTGAGCGGCCGTTTGGTTCGTCCGGTGCCGTCGGGGTGGTTCTGTTCGCCCCACTTCTCGTCTTGGCGGGCGCGTTCCTTCTCGATGTCGGCGAGGGCGGTCTTCTGGTGGGTCGTGTTGTTCATGGTGTTCTCCTTCGTGGTGGGTGGTGGGGTTAGTGGCAGGTGGGGCAGGTGCAGTGGTCGGGGCTGCCGGCTTGGCAGGCGGGGTGGGGGTCGTGGTGTGGTGAGTAGGGGTCGAGGAGTTCGTCGATGCATTGGGGGCAGGAGTTGATGCGGAGGCGTCGGCGGGTCGGTGCGTGGAGTGTGGCGCGGGCTCGGTGTTCGGTGATCGCGGCCGCCTGGAGTTCGTCGTAGGCGAGGGCGAGCTGCTGCCTGCACCAGTCGCGGAGGGCTTGTCGTGCGTGTGCTCGTGGCCAGGGGTGTCCGCGGAGGCCGAGGAGTCTGCCGGCGGCTCGGTGCTTCATGCGGGGGAAGTGTTCGGGGGTGCGGGGACGGCGGGTCATGCGGGCACCTGCAGTTGGCCGTCGAGGGCGAGTGCGATCGCGGTGAGGATCCACACGGTGGTGGCGAAGGTGGCGAGGATGAGCCAGCCGGTGCGCTCGATGCGGTACGCGGCGGCCTGGTGGGGTCGGTCTGCTCGGGTCGCGGCGTGGACGCCTCGGTGGTAGAGCAGCGCCAGGAGCAGGAAGGCGACGATGACGGCGGAGATGATGGTGAGGGCGGTCATGGGGTGTCCTTCGGGGTGGATGCTGCGCGGCGGGTGTAGGTGCGGACGACGTCCGCGAAGGCGTACTCGTAGGGGCGGCGGCGGGTGCGTCGCCAGCCCTCGGCGCGGGCGATGCGGTAGGCGCGTTTCACGGACACGTTGAGCGCTTCGGCTGCGGTGTCGATGGAGACCCAGCGGTGGCCGGCGCCGGGTGGGAGCTGGTGGTCAGCCATAGGTGGCCTCCACGTAGTCGACGCCGTACGCGGCCTCCATGAACGGGCGGGCCTGCCTCATCCACTCGTCGCGGGACAGCTGCTGGTGGTTCGGGTTCGCCGAGCACAGGATCGTCGAGGGACGCTGGTCGTCGACGTCGCGGAGGACGCCGACCATGACGGCCTCGCACAGGACCGGGCCGGCATCGGTGTCGCGGATGGTCTCCTGACAGCGCAGAGGGGTCGTCACGCGCTGCACAGACGCACTCCCGCACGCCCGCACCACGGCGCGGCGGTGCGCGAGAGCGTCCGTGAGCAGACTCGGCCCCAAGTCGGGGTAGCGGGCGAGCCACGTCGCATGCCAGCGGGACAGCGCCGCCAGGGCGACCGGGGCGTCCGCCTCCCCCAGTGAGCCGTGCGACTGTCCCTCCCCCACCGGTCGCTCGTTCAACACCGTCCGCACGACGAAACCCGTCCAGTCCTCGATCTCATACACGACCGCGGACGCCACCGGGTTCCACCGTGCGGACACGTCCGTCACCGTCGACCCCCGACCCCGCGCCGACTCGTCCCGCCCCGGCCCCTTCAACACCGCCCCGCGGACAGTGCGCAGATCCCGGGACAACTCATCGAGCACGCGCATCAGCTGCGCCTCATGCCACCGACACATGTCCGACCCCTGCACCGCCAGACGCGCCACAGCACCCTCGGCGAGCGCCGCACCCTGCTGGGTGGATGCTGCTGTGGAGCAGCCGTTGGCGACGCAGTGGACCGTGCCGTTCGGCTTCACGTGGGCGGGGTAGGTGTGCATGGTCAGCGGGTCTCCTTGATGGCGAGGAACTGTTCGGCGAGACGTCGTGCGCGGCCTTGGTCGACGGTGGCGTTGGTGAGGAGCTTTCCGTCGGGGCTGATCATGGGTTCGGACTGCTGTCGCTTGACTTGGAGGACGTCGAGGAGGGCGGGGTCGGATCCTTGGGTGGAGTAGAGGTAGTAGGCGACGGGTGGGTCGTCGCCCATGCCGTCGCGGCGGAGGCGGCCGAGGGCTTGCTCGTGGACTTGGGGTGACCAGTCGAGTTCGCCGAACACTGCGACGCGGGAGACCTTCTGGAGGCCGTCGACGCCGGCGCCGGAGCGGAGGCTCATGATGAGGATGCGGTGGTTGTCGTCGTCGGGGTCCCACGGCTTGGTGAAGCCGGCCTCGGCGGCGGATTTCTGTTTCGGTGATTCGGTGCCGGTGTACATGAGGGGGTTGAAGTCGGCCAGGCGGTCCAGCCAGATGTCGTAGACGTCGCGGTGCCAGCCGAAGAGGACGACGCGCTGCTCGGATTCGAGGATGAGGCGGACGAAGTCAGCCACGTACGGGGCCTTGTCTACGCCGGTGGCGCGGCGGACCTTCCAGTCGATCTCGCCGGCGGCCTGCCACTTCTCCTGATTCGTGGCGGTGTCGGAGAGGATCGTGGCGGCGAGCGCGGCGGCGGACTCGCGGACTTCGTCGAGGGCGGCGTGGTCGGAGTCGACGACCATGGGTGCCTTGATCGCCTTGGGCAGTTCGCGGCCGACGTCCTTGCGGGTGCGGCCGAGCATGAGGCCCTGCTCACGGAGGTAGTTGCCGAGCGCGTCGGGCTCGGCGATGACGGCGTTGCCGGACACGTAGGAGCCGACCCATTCGCGGTTGAACTCCTCCCGGGTGCCGAGCCGGCCCGGCGCGATCGTGTCGACGACGTTGAAGATCTCGCCGCCGTAGTTGTAGACGGGTGTGGCGGTGAGGCCCATGACGAAGTCGGCGTCCTCCGTGACGAGGGCAGCCGCAGCCCCCTTGTCAGTGACGACGCCGCGGCGCAGCTCCTGCACCTCATCGAAGACGACGGTGCGCACGTGCCCCTTGAGGTAGCCGGCCCACCCGTCGAGCTTCGAGTACGAAACGATCGTCACGTCCGGGAGGTCGCCGGCAGCCGCCCACGCTGGAGGGGTGCGGGAGGTGGCGACCTTGTACGTCATCCACGGGAATGCCTCCTGCAGCTCCGTCTCCCACCGGGGCGGCAGATGCGTGGGCGGGACGATCAGCGCCGGTCGCGCGTCAGCGGGCGCGCACGCCAGGAGGCCCGTGAACGTCTTCCCCAGGCCGACCTCGTCGGTCAGCAGGAGTCGCTTGCCCAGACGGAGGACCTGCACCGCCGACGTCTGGTAGTCCCGAGCGGTCTTCGTCGGCGCCTGCTCGAGGGCCAGCTGGACGACACCGCCGGCGCGCAGTTCGTCGAGCTGCACCTCCACGCGCTCGTGCTCGCGCGCACCGAGCTCGAGGCGCTGCCGGGACCGGTCGTCACCCGGCTCGAGCGGGAACCGTTCCATGAACCACAGCAGATCCCGGCACACCTCATCGGTGTCCGCGATCGTCACCTCCATCGACCGCGTCAACTGCACCCGGCCGAAGATCCGCCGAGCGCGCATCCGCACCGCCGGCTCCAGCATCAGCACCCACGAGGCGCGGCCTCCCGAGGTGGGGACGCGCAGCGTGTACGAACCGTACGTGCGAGTCACAGGCCTCCCCCGATCAGGGAGACCAGCACGATCGGCTTGCCATGCAGCTGCGCCGGCACATGGTGGTGGCTCGCCTTCGTCGTGACGAGCACCACCGAGTTGACCTCCGGGCAGCGCGCATAGCGTGACAGCTGACGGATCACCTGCGCGGCCTGCCCCTTGATCTTCACCTCGATGGCGACACCCGACTTCCACGCCCACATGTCGACGCGGGATTCGCCATCGCTCAGCCGGTGCTCCCGGTCGACGCGGATGCCCGCCTGCTCGAGCGCTCCGGCGAGCGCCGTCTGCAGGTCGTACTCGTCCCGGTAGGTCGGGGTGAGGTTCGCGGCGACGTCGTGGATGCGGGTGATGGTGGTCATGGTGGTGGTCCTAGATCCAGCCGGCGCGGCGGAGGTTCTGCTCGGCTTGGGTGAGGCGGGCCCATGCGTCTGGGGTGCCGCCTGTGTCGGGGTGTGCGGCGCGCTTGGCGAGGCGGAGGGTGCGGCGGGCTTCTTCCGGGTTGCCTTCGGTGAGGGCGGTGCCGGCGAGCTCGCCGACGTATATCGCGGCGGAGGTCACGGTGGTGAAACCCGTGCTCGAGGTGGCTTCGAGGGCGAGGAAGCCGCGGTACTGCTCGCCGCGCTTGGTGACTCCGTACCGATCGACCTTGCGGAGCGCTTCGAGTGCGAGGGCGATCGCGCGGAGGTTGTCCTGCCAGGTGGTGAAGGTGTCGCAGGGGTACGAGAGGGGGCCGTGGCGGGACTCGAGGGTGAGGATGATGCCGGGGTGTTCGGGTTTCGCGGTCGCGCGAGGGTAGCCGTCGAGGCGGAACTGGTTGGCGGGGACCGCGATCTGGATGCGGGCGTTCTTCGCGCCGAGCTCGCGCAGCTCCCGCTTCAGCACCTCCATCGTGCTCGAGAGGTGTGCGCTGAACGGTGAGCGGGAACGCTGCGGGGTGAGGGGGCCGGGCCATTCCCCGATCGGGTCGACCTTCATTCCTGCGGGCCAGTAGGTCACGATGCCGCTCCGCCCTTGTGCGACGTGGCGATGCGTTCCTCGAGCTCGGAGAGGTTGTAGCCCCAAGTGGAGAGCTGCTTGAGGTAGTCGGGGGTGAGGCTGTGGCTCCAGCCCTTCTTGGCGTACTCGTACTGGGCCTCGATCGAGGCGAGCGCGTGGGCGATGAGGAGCTGCGGAGCACGGTTGGGGAAGCTCTCCAGCCATGCGGCCTGCTCCATGCGGTCCTTGAGCTGCAGGAGATCGATGACGGTGCTGCGGATCCGGTAGTCGCCGTCGGTGCCGCGGGCGAGATAGCGGGCGACGAACAGTTCCCACCCGACGGGGGCTTCCTTCTCCGCCAGGAGTCCGATGAGGAAGTTGCGGCGCACGACGGACGCGGTCGACCAGGACTTGTTGTTCTCTCGCGCCTCCTTCCGGCGCGCCTTCTCCTCCTCGGTGAGCGGGCCTGCAGCACTCGCTGCGCTCTGCGGCTTGTAGTGGCCGTTCGCGGCCCAGTCGGCGCACACCTCGTCAGTGATCGCCTCGTGCGTCCTCGTGCCGGCGTCCCACTGGTAGGTGACTCGGACCACGATGGCGCGGCCCGGGCACGACGCGTGATCCTCCGGCTTCAGCCGTGCGTTCTTCTTCCAGGCCGCCTCCGAGGGGTACAGGCTTCTGATGTGCGCTTCGGGGCCCTTGTGGTCGTAGCTCAGAACCGAGGCGTCGAGGACCGTCTCTCCCGCCGCTTCAGCTTCGGCGAGCGCCTCTGCGAGTACGCGGTCGTGCTCGCGCTGCTCTCGGTGGCGTTCGATCTGGTAGTCGAGGTTGCCGGGGTTGTCGGTGGCGACGCGGGTGAGGTGCTCGACGGTGTCGGGGTTATCGTCGAACTCGAGGAGGCGGGCGGCGACGTCGAGGGTGATGCGGTGTTCGGTGACGTGTGTGGCGATGGTGGACGCGTTGACGGCGAGCGCAGTCTCGACGGTCTTCTTGGGTGCCTTGGTGCGGCGGGCGATCTGTTCGGCGGTGACGCCGAGGTCGAAGAGGGTTTGGTAGGCGGCGGTGCGGTCGGCGTCGGTGAGCTGCTCGCGGTGTTCGTTGACGACGAGCTGGCGGACGACGTGGCCGGCGGGGTCCTTGGCGGGGTCGATGACGGTGGCGGGGATCTCTGTCAGGGCTGCGTCGAGGGCGGCGAGTAGGCGGCGTTGGCCGTCGATGAGGTGGTGTTTGCCGTTGCGGAGTTCGACGAGGATCGGGTTCAGGACTCCGTCCTGCTTGATCGAGGCCCAGAAGGACCGGTCGGTCTTGACCTCGCGTCGAATGTTGGAGTCGACGATGACGTCGGCAGGGTTGATGGTGGTGGCGGTGATGGCGTTCATGTGGTGCTCCTTCGTGGTGGGTGGTGGGGTGGTCAGGCTTTGAGTCGTCCGGTGGCTCTCTCGCGGGCGGCGATCGCGGCGTCGCGACGCTCGAGGAGCCGGTTCGTCGTGATCGGGTCGAGGGCGAGGGCGCGGCGGAGCTGCTCGGGGCTGTTGACGAGGGCTGTGAGGATCTGGTGGTATCCGATGAGGCTGATGCCGAGGGCGTCGCGTACGCGTTGGTTGGCGCCGGGTCCGAATCCGCCGCGGCCGGCTGCCTCGAACTCGAGGATCGTCTTCACGGTGATGATGGGGGTGCTCATCCGGTGGCCTTCCACGTGAGCTCGGTGCCGCGCGGGCGACGGTTGGCGGGCAGGCCGGCACGGCGGCGGCGGTCGGAGACGACGTCGTTGGTGAGACCGAGGTTGCGGGCGATCTCCCTGTCGGTGAGACCGATCGAGACGAGCTGCACGACAGGGTCTCCGTCGACGCGGGAGCGCATCGTCGCGAACCTGGTGAGGAGTTCGTCGACGGTGCTGTCATCGCGGGCGGCGATCGACGTGAGTCGCCAGTAGACGTCGTCGGGCAGGTCGAGGGTGACTTTCACAGGGCACCGCCGGCGAGGATCTCCTGGATGCGGCCGGACTGCCAGTCGATGGGCCGCCACACTTCGGCTCGGCATCCGGCGGTCTTCAGTGCGGCCAGCCACTGCTGCTGGGCGGGTGAGAGCTTGCCCTTCTGGCTCTTCAGCTCGACGAAGAGGCTGATGCGGCGACGTGTGTGGAGCAGGTGCAGGTCCGGGTAGCCGGGTGCTGATCGGACCGACGAGTACGTGTGGTAGACCATCCAGCCCAGCGAGTGAGCGGCTGCGATCACTGCGGACTGCAGCTGCTTCTCCGTCATCCGGTCGGCCTGCATCTGCTGGTACTCCTCGGCGGAGATCGATGCGCCGTCCATCACAGGCTCGCCTTCGTGCCCTGCAGCTGACGGTGCCGTTGGGCGAGTGCCGCGATGAGCTGCTGGACGAGTGCTGCGGCGACGCCGGGCCCGACGTGGGGTGGGGCGAAGTCGAGGATGGTGCGTGCGGCTTGATCGAGGTCGTCGCGGTGCTGTGCGCGGCCCATGATGAGGGCGCCGGCGAGGAGCTCGGCGGCGCTGCGCGTGTCGAACGCGAGGCCAGCGAAGCCGATGCCTGTGTCGTCGTGTCGGGTCTTGGCGATGGCGGTGGTCTCGCGCATCAGGTGGGTGGCGAGCCAGTCGATGACGTCCCACGCCTCGCTGCGGGCGAGGAGGGCGGCGAGGCCGTCGGTGAGGTCGGCCAGTCCGGGACAGTCGTCGGAGGAGTGCCGGCAGTCGCTCCCGTCGGGGCGGGAGTGCTCGGCAGCGAACTCGACCAGGCGGGCCCAGTAGGCGTCTCGGGTGATCGTGGCGGTCATCGGTTGCTCCGTTCCGTGGTGGTGTGCAGCTGCTCGTCGAAGCCGAACGCGGCCCGCCGCCACACCTCGGGGTCGGTGCGGATCGCGCGGATGACGTACGCGGTCGGAAAGGCGACGCGGGTGCCGGCGGTTAGGGCCTTGGCGAGGATGCGGTAGGCGACCAGCTGCAGCACCGGTCGAAGTCGGTTGTCGTCGATGCCGTGGTCGGCGGTGAGCACTCGTCCGACGTCGTCGACGAGGACGTCGATGTCGAGAGACTTCGACAGGCGTCGCAGCTTGACTCGATCACGCATGCCGGGCTTGGGATCCTGATCCGCCGATGACGAATCCCGGTCGTCGCTGTGGAGAACTTCGCCGGTGTCGTCGTGACTCACCTCGGGTAGGTGACCATAAGAAGGGGAGTTTCTAAGGGGAGGGGTCGCACCGGTGCGACACATTCCGCCCGAAGTGCGACACGTTATTTCCGAATGTGTCGCACCGGTGCGACACATTCCTGAGCAGTTATCCACAGGCTCGTCGGCCTCTCCTGATGCGTCGTCGTCCGCCTCAGGAAGGGCGTGCTTTGCGTGGTCCTCCTCCGTGGGGAAGACGATGTACTCCGACCTGCGTCCAGGCATGCCACGGCCAACCTGGAGCAGCAGGCCGGCCTCGCACAGGGCAGTGATGTGCCGGTGGATGCTGGCCCGCGAGACACCCGACCAGGTGAGGAGCTTCTCCATGCCGGGGTAGGTGCGCCTGTTCAGCTTGTTGGCGTCGTCGCACAACGCCATGAACACGAGCTTCCGCGTCGGATTCATCGAGAGGTTCGCGGCGTCCTCGAGGTGCCGGATGCTCACTGCGCCTCCCCTTCGTGATCGGAGCGCGCCGCACGCCATTCGCGACCGCGGTCACGCGAGAGGTCCCTCTGACGGTCGCTGTAGGTGCTGCTCGCGTCGACAGTGCTGCTGTAGGAGGGCCTCTCGTCGGCGTCGATGTCGTCCCACGCGAACGGGGAAGCCCAACCGTGCACGGCCGCCAGGTGACGGCTCATGGCGGTGAACTGCTCGGCGGCGACGGCGGTCTTCGCTTGCGGTTGCGGTTCCTGCTCGCGGAGGAGGCGGAACTCGCGGTCGATGACGCGGTGGGTGACGGCGTCGATGGTGTCGACCAGGTCGTGGAGGAGCCACCAGATCGCGTCGACGCCGACCTGGGTGCGGCGGGCGATCGCGACCGGTGAGTGGCCGACGAACAGGAGGCCCTGCAGGCGGCGTGAGGCGCCACGAGCGGGCACACGAGATCCAGAGAGCGTGAGACCAGGCTGGCGCTGCTCGGTGGGCGCCTCGACGGCGTGTGCCTTCTTGAGGCGGTTTCGCTCGCGTGCTGCTTCGCGCACGGCGGCTCGGCATGCTTCGTGGGTGCAGCCCTTCGAGTAGTGGCTGCGCAGCTGCGGTGCGGTCATCGTGTCGTGGTCGCCGTCGAGGATGACCTCGGGGCGAGTGCGCGGTGCACCGTTGCGCAAGGGTGGCGCGATCGGGCGAGGGGTCATGACACACCTGCCAGGGGGGCGCAGAGCGGGCAGAGAGTGGTCTGGTGGTCGGCGTCCTCGTCGACGATGACCCAGCCGGCGTCGGAGAGGTATCGGCTCACGATCGCGGGCGGCACGGTGTCGGTGTGGACGAC